TTATTATTTTTGATAAATTTAATGTTAATACAATAAATATAATATGTGTATTCTTTTCTAATATTACTTTTAATACATTTTGTATTGATATATTTAATAAATGAAAATTATTAAATATGATTATTTTCTTATTATTACAAAAAACATTATATGATTTACATATATCTTTTATTAATTCAAGCCATATATCTTTATTTTTATATTTAATATTTTTTAAATTAAATTCATAATAATAATTATTTTTAATATATAGTATTCCTTTATAGTCAATTTCTTTATTGGAATTTATAATATATACTTTATTTAATGCATTAATTATAGTTTCATATCCTAAATTACTACCATATAAACAAATATTTGGATGGTTTTCATTTTTTAATAATCTAAATAAATTATTTTTTAATTTATCTAAATACATATCTTTTTTAAAATTATATATAATATATTATCTTTATATCCTTATTATATATTATGTTTATATCCTTATTTTTATAAATTCTATAATTTAATTATATCAGTAAATAATGTTTCTAATTATTAAAGATGAAAAATTTAATACAGACAATATAATAATATCTCTACATCAAATATATAATTTTTATCATATTTATTATGATAAAAATTATATAAAATTAAGCGGAATTCCACTAACTATAAACTATACTAAAATTATTGAAAAAAATGATAGATTTTTTATATATTATGATTATAATAGTAATATCGATAAAATAAATAATTGGTTTAATTTAAATATTCCAGATTTTTATTTTATTAGACAAGATATAAATAAAAGTGAAAAATATATTATTGGAAATTCATATAAAGATATAAGTAATAATCAATCATATGAAATTAAGGATAATTGTAATACAATTGATATAATTATATATAAAATTAAATATATTAAAGGGAAATATATACCTATAATTAATATAATATGAATCATATACAAGATGATACCAATTTATTATTTTTAATATCAAATCCAGATAACCATATTAAAAATAATAATCATAATATAGTTAGAATAGATAGTTTAAAACAATATATTATAAAAAAATTTGATTTATTTAATGAAGAATTAATAAATATTATATATACTGATATTTCCGATTATATCAATAAAATAGATATAGATTTATTAATTATTAACAATTTATTAAACAATATTATTAATAAAATTATTAATGAATGATCTCATTGAAAAATCATTTATTAACTCTATTAAATGTGATATTATTAAAGAATTATTAAACAAATATGAATTATTAGATTTAGATATTTCATTAGATGATTATACAAATTTTATTATTAATAGAGTTAATATTTATTCAGAACATCCTAATTTTATAATTAGGGATGATAATGATAATAAATATATTAGTAGAAAAATAACTATAAATAAAAAAAATAAATGTATTACAAGATTATGGAACAATTCATATGGCGGACAATGCTCACATTTAGCTACTTGTAATAATTATTGTAAAAAACATGATTTAATGATAAAAAAATATGGAAAACTTAGATTTGGTAATATAAATGAAATTTATCCTGAAAAAGATTATTTAAATAATAATATCCTTAATTGGTCTAATTAATTTTATATTTATTTAATTCTGTAAATATCTCTGAACCATCTTTAATTAATTTATTAATTACATTATTTAAGTAAATAATATGTTTATCTTGAATTTCAATTGTTTTACTTTGAGAATCTATTTTTTTTTGTAGATTTGCTCCATCTATTATAAATCTATTTATCAAATCCATTGTCCCAATTATCTCTGTATTTGAATTTATTTTCTCCTCTATATTTTTCAACATTAACTTTTTTGATTATATTAAACAATTTATTATTAACTATAAAACTATGATCAATATTTTCAGTATATGATGTATGTCCTTTGTCTTCCAGATTTAACAAAGAACGACCTTCAATTAATTTATTCGGCATTATTTATAAATTAAAAATATATTAATTCAAATTTTATTCAATATTTATAAAACCGGTTTTATAAATAATATTTACAATAAACTATCTAAATATTCGTATCTATACATTTTAATCAAATATTTAATTATATGTTCTTTTTTAAATATATATGTAGGTGAAGTTATTTCGTTTAAAATAGTATCACCTTGATAATCGTCATTTTCTAGATGTATCCATAATACATAATCTGTAAAATGATCCCATTGTGACTCCCGACTCCAACCACTACATACACTACATATATCACTTAGATGTGTTAGTTCATAAAAGCATTTATATTTTAATTGTTTATATTTTAATAATTATATATAATAAACTTCAAAACATATGGTTATAATGGTTATAAATATTGGATAAATATTATTAAAGGAATAATTCTTATCATATATAATTTCCTTTATATGGTTTAAAGCGGTCATTATAATAAATAATATCCAGATATATGAAATAAATTTCAAAGTTTCATTAGAATTATTATTAATTGAAGCGTATAATCCTACTATGAATATAGACATTGTAAAAAATCCTAATTCGGTCTGAAATGGGGATGATTTCCATCCAATTGATTTTGCAATTTTGTTTGATAAAAATAAATGACCGATTGCATAATATAATATAAGTGGTAATAACAAAAAATCAAATATTGTTTTAAATTTATTTATACTGTTATTTATTTGATATATTGTATTTGCTATTATTATTAATTGAAATATACTAAAATATTGTAACATATATTTATAAATATATTAATTCAAAATTTATATAATGAAGTAAGGTATTCGTCCATTGATCGTTTAATTATAGATGTTAATTCAATTACATCTTCATTCTTCATATTATATTTTTTACTAATAACAAATGTATTTGCCATTATCTCTGTTTTTAATTTTATTACTTGTAGTTTTTCACCTAATTCTTTATTATCTCTAATATTTTTAGGAGACATACTATCCAATGAATCAATTAATACTAAATCAGAAGCATTTACACTGCTTATAAACCAATCCCAATCCCCAGATCTTGTTTCTTTCCATAATAGATATCTAATATTATCTGAGGGTGTTCCAGATACATTTACTTTTTCTAATCTATCATCACATAAATTAAATGATTTATGATATATATCACTTGTTTTAACATTTATATAAATCTCAGTATGATTAATCAACTCACCATCCGAACAGTTTGTTAATGGTTCGGATGGCAATCCTGTTTGAATATTTAAACAATTATAAACAACCATTCCATTATTTTTAAAGAAACTACAGAAATCTGGATTATTCATAATTATTATTATTATTATTAATTTATATTTAAATGTTTATATTATTCAAATTTATTTCACAATACCAACATAATTGTAATTGTGGAGTAGATGGTATTATGATTAGGATACATTCTCACTTTCAATAAATGCGCTATTTGGATATTTAAAATTTCTTAAAAAAACTGTCGGTGATTCATCACCTGTTCCATAATCTGATGGACCTGGACTATCAATTGCTCTTGTAAATACACCTTCTTGAGATGTTATAATATCATCTCTTTCAACTCTACCCCAATTTGTGTAATTTGTTTCGTCATTTCCCCCCATAAGTTCATTTACAGCACATATAGATCCGGTATCATAAAGTAGTTCTCCATTTTTTTCGTCACATATAGAATCTGTACAACCTGCTTGCTCTAATACACACGAGATATTTGAAGATGTGCTTTGTAACCATGGAGAATATGGTGGTCTTGAATAAGCTACACCAGTATTTTCTGTAACACCTGACGCAAGTTGACGTTGACCTTTATCGCGATTCCAAGATTCGGAACCTTCTTTATCACCCATTTCCCACCTTTTTAATCTCCCACCTCTTTGTGGTATAGATACAGGGTTAGCCCAAACAGCCGCATAATCTCTACCAATACCAACCCTTAAATTACCACCAAGACTATTAGCATCTTCCTGTTGCCAACCCAAACTATCATATTTATTACAACATGAAACACAATTATTACAATTACAATTACCATCTTCTACAATAACGGGATGTGGATACCTTGGATCCGGACAATGAGATGAACCTAATCCAGTTGTAGATCCTTGTATACCGGAAGCCATTTTTGGATTATCACTAGACCTCCACCAACTACCATTATTAGTGGCTGATGAGAAATCCCAAGCACAAACATCAAATTGACTATTGCGACGACCCATTTTTGAACCAAATTTATATGGATTCGTACATATTAATGGAGCTACTGGAACCGGTGTCCAATCAAACACCCCTTGATCTGAATCAATTATATTACCTTGAAATTGACTACCACTAGGAGTAAGCCATTTACCAACACCTGTTATTTCTAAATCACCCACACCAGGACAATTGACAGTTCCATCTGAATTAACTATAGCACCTTCAACTTCCTTATTACAAAATGGACCTTGTCTTGGTTCATTTTGTGAAGATAAACCCAATCCAGCACCACCGGAACAAGATCCAAAATCTCGTTTTTTTAAAGGTGGATTAATCCAAGGATCTATTCCACCAAACATATTAGTTTCTACAAATCCATCTTTTGCCCAATCTGGATCAGGGTTATCTCTACCAGGATATTCATATACAGGTAAATCAATTAAATCAGAACCAGGATCTAATATACACCATTTTTCATATAATGGTTTAGAATTATCTTGTTCAATTAATCCCTCCATTCCTTCTTGTATACATTGAGATGGAATTTCACCATTACCTTCATACCATTTACACCCAGCTACAACAGAAGAACCGGTATTTGATATTTGTCTATCAATAGCTTCTATATCTGAAGCAAAACCCCTACCACCAACGGGTAATCTGTCCGCATTATAATAAGTATCTGAATTTATAACTTTATTTGCCCGAAAACTAGCACTCATATTACATAAATCTTTAATATCCGTAATTGGCTTACCAGCTCCATCTACTGGATTAAATTTACCACCTGGATAATTATCTATATTATTACCACTATCATCTTGGAATTGCCATTTATTTGAATTTTTATCATATTTATAATTATTTATATATTCACAAGTAGCAAATTGTGCGGGAATTTTATTATATGCTCTAGAGTCTTGAGCATTTATAGAATATGAATCTAAATTACCCTCTTTACGAGAACCAGGGAAAACATCGTTTTCATTTAATTCTAATGGCGCTCCTGTATTTGAATCTGATCCAATACTACTAATTGTTAATGTCATATCTTCAACAGGCTCTTCACCTTCGACCGGCACCATACCATATGGTCCTGCTTGTGACCAATATAATTTTTTAGTACATTCGTGAATACTTACTTCTTTTGGAGCAACAAATGTATATTCCCATCCACATTTAGGCAAATCACACCCAGGTCCTTCAATTTTACAACTTTGTGAAGTAGTATTTAATTCAACATTATTATCTTCTTCTTCTTCTTCTTCTTCTTCTTCTTTATTATTTGCAAATGTTTCTATAATACTATTTTTTGTAGAACCAGATTGACCCCATATATTCTCCATAGGTTCATCAGTATCAATTGTATCAGATTGAATTGATTTTATTTGATTTATAGATGAAGAAGATTTAATATTTTTATCACTTGAAGAGGGAGTATTTAAAATATTAGATAATGATTTTTCTTCTTCTTTTGATAATTTAATATCTTTATTTAGATAAAAACTATTTATTATATCTTGTTGTTTATTAATTAGTATATCATTAATACTTCTTGGTTTGAATTGTTTTATATTATCTACATATGTTTTATCAACACCATTCTTTTTATAATTATCAATTTCTCTTAAAATTATATTTTTTTTTAAATTAAAATTGGCATTATTTGTATCTTTATATGACATATTTAGATATGTTTCACATTTTTTAATATTTTTAAATTTTTCACTACCTGGATCTTTATTATTAGTATCTTCGGCATTATTCATAGTATCAGTATATCTATCATAGTTTTCTTCCTCTAATAATAATAAACAACGATTAAACCAATCAGTATTAATAGGTCCAACTTCAGAATCTATACAATTAAAACCAAAATATTGTTCTTCCGCCATTGTATTCCATTGTGAGTTATATAATGGTCTTCCATTAAATCTATTATAATTTGCACTTGGAGAAGTATAATCTCCTTGAGCATTTTCATATATATTATTAATAATTGATTGTTTTTCAATACCACAAGTTTTGTTATCACAATTTAAAGCTGGAGCACAACCATTAATATTGGGACTACATTCAAAAGTTTCGGGGTTACATAATATAGTTGTTTTACCAGTTCCATTCACTGTTGGACTTTTCCACATTGGATCTTCTTCAATATTAAATCTACCACTATGAAATCTATATCTATTACTTGATTCATCTATACCACATTCCATTGAAATCATACCACACATATCTCTAGGTGGATTAGATAAATCTATACCATATTCTTTTTCTGATTTATTTTGCCACCAACCATTTTTATCACCATAAAAATAAATAATTAAAGCAATAACAACTATCGCGATAATTATAAAAATCCCAAATGCCCCCGATGCGGTTTCAATTTGTTTTTTTTGAGTTGAATATAGTATATTTGGATTACCCATATATATATTATATTATATATATATATATGGATAATAAAACCGGTGGTAAATTAATTGGAACAGGTTCCGAATCATGTGTATTTAGACCAAACTTACCTTGTAAAGATAAAAAAATTGAAATAAATGAAAATTTAATATCTAAATTATTTCTAAGAAAACCTGAAAATTTAGAAAAAGAAATAAATTTTAATAAATTAATTGAAAGTTTAAAAAACTCGGAAATATTTGCGGTTACATTGTCTAAATTATGTAAATCTGAAAACTATGAAGATATTAAAAAATATGAACCAGACATAGATAAATGTTTGAAATCAAATGGATATGATAATTTAATAAATAAAGATATGTTATATGGTCTATATGGTGGTATCAGTATGGAAGATAGAGTAAATGAATTATTTACAGAAAATGTATTAAATAATACTGAATCTATTAAAAAAACTATGGTAATATTTATGAAAGAATGTTATTCTCTATTTTATGGTTTATCTATAATGTATATGAATAATATACTTCAATTTGATATTAAACCTGATAACATCGTATATCATGAAGGGAAATTTAAATATATAGATTTCGGTTTATCTACAACATTTTCAAATATCGATGATATTAAAAATAGAGCATTAGATGAATTTAATGGAGAACCCAGAAGAATATATACATATTATCCATTTGATTTTTTATATGCATATCCAAGTGGATTGGATCTATTTTTTGAAAGTTTAAAAAGTAATAGAGAGCATTTTGATTATGTAAAAGATATACACAATATATTATTTTATAGAGATTTTGATGAATCTACTAAAGATATATTAGATTTATCTATTAGTAATAAACTAAATGATAAAATAATTACACAGAGATTAGATACTTATAGTTTAGGTATAACAATATCGGAATTATTACTAAAAAAAATAATATTGGCAAATAATAATTTAAAAAAAGAAGATATGATTGATAAAATTCAAGATGTTTTTTGTGATAATAGTATGTATCCATATACTGAATTATTATATAAAATGACAGAACCATTAGCAAACAATAGAATTACGCCAATTATAGCTTTATCCGAATTAAAAAATAAATTAAATTATAATCCAGATTATGATAAAAATTCCAATAAAAAAACTAAAAAGAAAACCAATCGGAGTAAATCTCATCGCTAATAAATTTGAAAATTTATTATGATATATATAATTAAAATAAACAAACTAACTCACTAACAAACTCACTAACAAACTCAAACAATAATGGGTGGAAATATGTCAACTCAAAAGACCAACTTCATCAACCAAGCACACAAGTTCTATAGCGATAAGCCACTCGCTTATTGTGTTGATCTGTGGCAAAAGGGAGAGAATGACTCAATGATTTACAACGAAACAGAAGTTCCAAAGGGTGTTCTACCTCACGGGCACGATCATGGTGGAAAGCCGGTATTTCAGAAGTCTGTTCAAGATGGATGGGGTGTTGTTCAAGTAAAGGATCCAATTGATGGAGGAACCCTTGTTAACCGGACAGTTGGTTCTCATGCTGTTATGGCATTTATGCCAGCTGGATTCCGTGATGCTCCAACACCGAACAAGATCAATCCATTCCGGGAAGAGATCGGAAACCCCCAAGGATCTGACCCTCAAAAGTGTGCTTCAAGTCTATGTCATGTCGTGACAACACCTGTAGATATTTGCCGATACAATATCATTTCATGTGATTCAACCGATATTGATCTAATCCGGGAAATGGATCGTGTTGGACGCCAGGCTTGTCTGACACTCCGAGATGGTCCAGATGATATGGTTGGATCGCTTCGGTGGCATCTCAAGCAAGATGGAACTATTACACTTAAGGATGGGAGTGTTGTAAATACCAAGATGATTTCAAGTGATTTTGTAGATTCAACTGTGTTTGATACAGCACAAGCAGAAGGAATCGCAACAATTAATCATCTATTGGAAGAATCTCTTGAAACTTCATTCCATGTTGGTGAATCTGCATCAGTTGGATATCTACACAGCCACACACGCCCGACATGCTTTGATCTAACATCAAGGGAAAATATGGATCAAATGGCATCAGAACAAGGGTATGTCAAGGAAACATCAATGAGTGATTGTATTGAATATCTTGTATCAACGGAACCTGGTAATCTCAAAGATATTAAGGATTCCCTTAATGAGTCTGACTCTGATGATGATGAAATTCAATCAAGTGTATCTGAACTTCGGGTCACTGAAAGTGATGAAGATGATGAAGGTGATGGTCAATCTCTAACTCGCCAACCATCATCTCTATCCCACCAAGCATCTAGTCGGTAAATGTAAAAATAGAATATAAAAAAATAGAATATAAAAAAATAGAATATAAAAAAATAGAATATAAAAAAATAGAATATAAAATAGAAAATAGAAAATAAATATTTTTTTTTATAATATCCAAGGAACTTGATATTTCATAAAATTATCTGTTGATAAATTTTTTTTAATTCGTTCAATTGTTTTAGGAGAATCAATAATTACGGGTTTAATATCGGGTGTTTTAAATTTAATATTGTTAATTTTCAAATCTTTAGGTTTATTTATACATTGCCAAAATAACATAAAAACCATATTTATTATATATTTATTATTATTTTAATATTTAATTTTAAATATAATTAATACTTTGAAAAATTTGAATTTAATAAATATAATATTTAGTAAAGTAATAATTATATTTAAAAATGGGTAAACGATCCAGAAACTTTAAACTAAATAACAACAAAAAGAAGAAGGAAAAACCTGAAATTAAAAAAGTAGATGGGAGAATTATTGGGTGGATTGGAAATGAAATTCCAGTTGTTGGTAGCGAATCATTAGCAATGAATGAATTTAGAGAAAATGATATGTCTCCAATTATTACAAACAGCTATAAATATATTAATTATTCAATTTGTGCAATAGACAAATTTCCAATTTATAAAGAAAATAATATTTCAATATGGGGCGAAGAAACATCTAGACAATTAATTAATGTCTTACCACAAAGAAAAAAAACAACTATTTAAAATTAAAAGTATAATTATATTTAATAAAATATTAAATATGAAATTAGAATTTATCTCAACTAATACATATTACAGACATGTTCTTGAAAAAATTTATACAATCGCAAAAGATAAAATAGATTGTTTTTTTTATCTAGAAGAAGTAAATTATAAATCATATAATTATAGATCCAGATTCTTGGATGATAAAAATAAAGTAATAATACCGGGTGAAATTGATATTATTATTGAATATAAAGGCGAAAATATCAAGGTCAAACATTATATAATTAAAGATCATCATGATAATATTCAAAAATTATTATTAGTAAATGATTGCTGTGGTGGACCAAAAGGAGAAGTTCCATTTTGGAGATTAGAATTAATACATGAAAATACAGAAATTCTAACACAGTTTGTAGATGATGCTAGAGAGGTTGTTAGAGAAAGAATTAAAAAGAATAAACAAAAATCAAAAGATACTATTAGAATATATTATTTTAAAGACTATTGGTATTTATTTTCAAAGACACCTAAGAGACCTATCGATACATTATATTTAAAAGAAAATCAAATGGAAGGTATTATTCAAAAAATAGATAATTTTTTTTCTGAAGGAGAGAGAAATGATTATATTTCATTTGGAATGCCATATAAGAATGTTACTTTTTTATATGGTGTCCCGGGTTCTGGTAAAACATCTACAATTAATACAATAGCATCCCATTATGGTTGTGATGTATATATGCTACCATTATCATCTGATATGGACGATTCTCATTTAGTTGATGCTTTTAGTAATGTTAATTCAGAGTGTTCTGAAAGAGCAAATGAAGAAAATCGCAAAGTAATAGTTATAGAAGATATAGATTGTATATTTAATGAAAGAAAGCAAGGTGATTCAATGAAAAATGGTATAACACTCCAGGGATTATTAAATTGTATGGATGGATTTACGTGTATTGAAGGGGCATTGATATTTATAACAGCAAATAATCCAGAAACATTAGATAATGCTGTGATTCGATCTTGTCGGGTTGATCATAAATTAGAATTAGGATATGCTGATAAATATCAAACAGAAAAAATGTTTAATAGATTTTTGCCAAATCAACAAAATAATTTTTTAAAATTTTATAATAGTATTAAAAATACTAAATATACAACAGCAATGCTTCAAGAATTATTATTTTTTAATAGAAAACATGAAAATATTTTGTCTAAGTTAGATGATTTTAAAATAATAGTTGAAAAAAATAATCCAGCAAAACTATCAAATGAAAAAGAAAATAATACTGGTCATTATATGTAATTTAAAATAATTCTAATAATAATGTTTTATAATTTATATCAAATATGGCAAGTTTATAGAATAATACTTCATTTGCACGGGTTTTATGTAGCATATTCATTTTTATGTTGGACTCTTTCATCAAGTTATTATTATTGTAGTTTTATGATATCTTTATTTTATATAATAGATCCGAATGAAATAAAACAATTAGAAGATAAAAAAATATTAGATAAGATCGATTAATTTATATATATTTTTATATATATATATATATATATAAATAATGAGTAAAATTGAAATTAAAAAAAGTAATATTCCAGGTGCTGGAAATGGTGTATTTGCAACAGAATTTATAGAAGAAGGAGAAATTATTGAAACACCTGAATATATATATATTACCGAAAATTTTGCCGAAGCCGCCGGTATAAAAACTATACTAGATAGTTATAAATATAAAATGATTGAAAATTATTTAACTTTATTAGATGGGAAAACAAGTTTTATAAATCATGGTATGAAGGGAAATGTAGATCCATATAATTTTAAAGAAAATTATAGCGTTACTATAGCAATAAGAGATATTAATAAAGGTGAAGAATTATTATATGATTATGGTGCGAGCTATATTTATAAAAACTTTCCTAGATATAGATCCACATAATTATGAAGAAAATAATAGTATAACGATAGCAAAAAGAGATATTAATAAAGGTGAAGAATTATTTATTAATTATAGTAATTCTTCACCTAGATATTATTGATAAATTTATTTATTGATTTATTCTTGAATAAGAAGTAAATAAATTTAAGAAATTCACATAATAATCTAAAGCACCATTTATACAATTAGCTTTATTATTATCATATTTTAATAATATTTTGTTTGTATCATATAAAATATATAGTGAAAATATGATAATAATAGTTATTGATATATTTTTTTCGTAATTATCATTATTTTCTTTATTTGAAAATATATTCATTATCATAATTGTTGTAATAATTAATAAAAATACGAATAAAACTATTGCTAACCATGATAAATCTATATTATAATATGATATAATAATACCAAAAATAAAAATAATACAAAAATTTATTATAGTTGATATTAAACTATTCTTAATTATATCTTTATCATTAATATCTGAAAACATAATAGATAAAAATAATCAAATTATAATACTATAT